GAAGAAATCCTTGATTCCCGTCCAGACCCCGGTAAAGAAATCCGAGATCCCGGTCCAGATGTTGGATGCAGTGGTCTGGATGCCTGTCAGGATGCCGGAGAAGAAATCGCTGATTCCCGTCCAGATTCCTTCAAAGAATCCCTTGATATTCTCCCAAACCGAATTCCAATCCGTACCGAACCAGCCGAGGAACACATCTGCTACACCCTTCAAGGTGTTCAGCACCGTAGAGAAGATAGACTTGATGCCGTTCCAGATGCCGGAGAAAATGCCCTTGACTGCCTCCCATGCGCCGCTCCAGTTGCCCTGGAACAGATTGGAGAACACATCGAACAGACCGATCAGGGTGTCGAGGACGGTGCCCAGAACCGTGGACACCACCTGAAATGCACCCTCAAACACAGGAGCCAAAACCTGACAGAAGCCGTCCCAGACAGCTTTCAGCACCTCGACGATATCCTTGAAGTCAAAGCCGAGGGCATTGAGCCGCTGGGTCAGTTGGTCGCAGAAGCCGCGCACCTTTTCGACGATTCCGTTCCAGATGTTGGTGATGGCGGTGCGGAACTCCTCATTGGTGTTCCAGAGGTGCATGAAGGCAGCGACCAGCGTACCGATGACGGCTACGACCGCCATAAACGGCGCCGAGATCCCACCGAGTGCTGCGCCCAGCTTACCGAACAGTCCGGTTGCACCGCCCACCCGGGTGGAGAGCAGTCGGATGCCCTTTGCCAGCGAACTGAATCCTCGCAGAGCCGTACCAACTGTCGATATGGTCTTTCCCAGTACAATAAGCAGCGGACCGATGGCCGCAGCCAGAGCCGCCACCTTGAGGATGGTTTCTCTGGTGCTGTCATCCATGCTGTTGAGCTTGTCCACGAATGTCTGCACCGCCGACACGATCTTGCGGATGGTGGGCATCAGGAGGTCGCCAAAAGAAATAGCCAGCTCTTCCAACTGAGATTTCAGAATGGTGAGCTGACCATTTAAGTTGTCCTGCATGGTTTCTGCCATGCTCTCCGCAGAACCGTCACAGTTTTCAATGGCGCCACGGAGCTTATTGATATCCCCTTCCCCGGAGTTCATCAGGGCAAGGAAACCGGACATGGCGTTCTTGCCGACCAGCGATTCGGCATTGGCTGCCTTTTCGGATTCGGTCAGACCGGAGAAAGCCACACGGCAGTCCGCAAGGATATCGTTCAGGCTTCTCATGCTGCCATCTGCGTTGCTGGTAGCAATGGTGACCTCGCCGATGTTTTTGCCCGCAAAGGTCACTTCGCCAGCAAGGTTGTTCATGATGGATCGCAGCGAAGTACCTGCCTGTGATGCCTTGATACCGCTGTTTGCCATGAGGCCGATGGCTTCTGCGGTGTCCTCTGCGCTGAAACCCAGCGCACCGGCGATAGGCGCACAGTACTTGAAGGTCTCGCCCATCATGCTGACGTTGGTGTTTGCATTGGACGATGCCGCCGCAAGGATGTCCGCAAAGTGACCGGAATCCGTAGCCGACAGACCAAAGGCGGTCAAGGCATCCGTGACAATATCCGAGGTGGTCGCCAAGTCCTCACCGGATGCAGCAGCAAGGTTCATGATGCCCTCGATACCATCCAGCATATCCCCGGTCTTCCAGCCGGCCATCGCCATGTATTCCATAGCGGAGGCGGCTTCGGAGGCAGAGAACTTGGTCTTGGCACCCATCTCGCGGGCTTTTTCACGCAGGGAATCAAAGTCAGAGCCAGTCGCGCCGGAAATAGCAGCGACCTTGCTCATCTCTTGGTCGAAGTCCGCTGCGGTCTTCACCGCCGCAGTTCCTAAACCAGTGACCGCTGCTGTGACAGGTAAGAATTTCTTGCCCGTCTCCTCGACCTGAGAACCAACCGTCTGGAGTTTCTCACCCACTGCATCGATCTTGGCAAGGGTCACATTGGTGACCGCTGCCTGTTCCTGCAGGGATTTGAGGTTCTGCTCAGTTTCCACGATCTCACGCTGGAGCGCATCGTATTGCTCCTGTGTGATCTTACCGTCTGCAAGCTGCTGGTTGGCCTGCTCCGCCGCCGTCTTTAAGGTGGTGAGCTTCTCCTTAGTGGCTTCGATGGCATCCTTCAGCATCCGCTGCTTCTGGGTGACCGCCTCGGTGTTGGAGGGGTCCAGTTTCAGGAGCTTGTTGACATCCTTCAGCTCAGACTGCGTTGTTTTGATGGTTTTATTGACGCTTTCCAGTGCCTTGGAAAGTTTTGTAGTATCGCCGCCGATCTCAACGGTAATGCCTGCGATTCTGGATGCCATGCGGATAACCACCTCCTCCGGGGCAAAAGTAAAGGCCCATCCGCGCAAGGCGAATAGGCCGAAATTGGGTATAAAAATACCCCGTCAGATTTCTCCAACGGGGTACTCGACTAATTTACTTTTCTGGAAAAAGGATACTCATATAGTCTCTGCCACCGTAAATTACACGGTCAACATAAACTATGTCATTCGGTTTCAAACGGTAAAATGCAAGATAGTTTTTGAAAACAACATAGCGATAGCCGCTGTTGAGTCCATTTTCAAATTCCAATTTTGATCCAGACTCAGGAAAGGAAGCGATTCCGTCCACCCGATCCATAATACCATCTACAGTATTCTGAGCAGCACTTGGGTTACAGAGTTCGACTTCGATATAATCCCATATCTCGTCAAGGTCTTTTAATGCTCTCGGAGAATACTCTATTTTACTTTGCATTTGCACGGGCCCTGAAGTGATTTCTTACATCTTCCGAAGAAATCCATCCTTCTTCCTCTCCTGATCGTCTGCCCTCAGCCAACTCGCACATCAGGCGAAGCTGTGCATTCATCCGATCATACTTCTCTGCCTTTTCTCTCTGTTCTTCCTGCTCATCAATGTTCATGACTGTATAGCAGCCACGTCCGTTTTTCGTCAGGTATAAAGGCTTTCCAACCTGAACCGTTTCGAGAACAGTCGCATAGTTTCTCAAATCAGAGATTGGTTTGATGTTAGGCATAATAAAGCCCCCTTTCTCGGTTCCTATCTTTATTATACCTCCTGTCAGCGTCAAATTCAACACCTAATTTGGTGCTAAATTTTACAATTCCGTCTTAGAAAACATCCATATCATGTTGCGATGCCAGCTCTCGATACGGATACTCATCGTTCTGCCGCTCTGTGAACATATCATTGACCAACCCGATGGTCAGCAAGTCGAGGTCGGCTATGCTGATACCGAGCTGAACACAGCGCAGCATGAAGAGCGGGGTGGTCATTACCCGCTCACTTTTGCGAGGTTTTTTCTTGCCTCTACCTCCGTCTGGACATTCAGACCCCACAGTTCGATCAGCTGAGGCAGAATCTGGTAGATAGAGAAGGTATTGAAGTTTTCCAGCCACTCATCCGGGGTGTCCGGCACCTGGTCCGGATGGGCGTGCTTCGCCATAATATAGGCGATATTCTCGAACATCTCCAGACTAAACAGGTCAAGGCTGGAGCTTTCCTCATCGTTATCCCCCACGTTCTTTTCCAGAGAACGCAGGTCTTTGTAGATATCCCGGCCGAACTTAATGCGATACAGCCTCGGCACGGCTGCGCTGGCGCGGAAATCAACCTGCTGTCCATCGATCTCGATTTTCTTCGTAATAGCCATAAGTCAAATCCTCCATTTCATGTAGAAAGGGCAGAGCCTCCGCCCTGCCCTCAGTTCGTGTCGCGCTTACTCTGCCGGGTCGATACTGACCAGTGCATTGCTGCCGCTGACGGTGGGCAGCTTGCCATCCCATTTCTGGATCTTCTGGTACTCGATCAGAGGTTCCGACAGGCTCTCTGCAATCTTGCGGTTCGCTTCGGCCTGTGCATCCGCAGCAATGGAAGTCTTCTGTGCCTCTGCCTCGGCGTTGGTGATCGCCACTTGCTTGTCGGCTTCTGCCTTTGCAATGGCGGCCTCGTTCTCGATTTTCTGCTTGTCAGCGTTCTGCTGGGCAATGGACTTCTGCTGGATGGCAGTGTTGTATGCCTCTTCAAAATCCATGTTGTTGATGACCACCTTATTGATGAACACAGCACCCTCGCCATACTTCTGGTTCAGGGACTCTGCCAGCTTCTGCTGGGCCAGAGGCTCGATCTTTGTGCGGTTGGTCACTTCATTGGGGCCAAGCTCGGCCATGGCGGACTTGATGGCAGATGCCACCAACTCGTCACTGACCAGATTCTTGGTGTCGGATACATTGGCATACAGCCATGCACTCTTTTCCGGGAGCACCTGATAGGTCACGATTACATCTGCGGCATACACAGGAGTCTTGTCGGAGGCTTCGCCCCAGATCTGTGCCTCGATGTGCTTGTCCTGCTGCTTGTTGGACACGGTATGGATGCTCTGGACAAACGGAATGGTGAAGTTGAGCTTGCCGCTCTGGATGGTGGCCTCCTGAATCTGGCCGAAGCTGGTCTTCACGCCCGTGTAGCCGGTTGGCACGATGGTCACCGACTGGAACAGCAGGAAGGCCACGAAGATGACAGTGAACAGGGAAAATACACGATGCTTTTTCATATTGAAAATCTCCTTATACAATAATGTAGGAAGCAGAGCCGAAGCCCTGCCTCGGTTTATCAGCCCTGAGGATCAGTCTCCTCAGTCACCACACTGGAGGCCTCTGCCTGCGGCTCATAGACCTTCTCGTACCACTTGTTGTAGACATCGTCGCTGGTGTTGGTGCCGGTCTTAGCCTTGACATAACCGTTTGCCAGCGGCGTTGCCTGCAAGGTCAGGGTGTCGGTCTTGACCTCCTTGCTGTCCTCGTTGGTATCACCTTCGATGGACGGACGGCTTGCCACACAGTTGTACATAACGTGGCGGATATGCCGCTGGTCGCCATCAAACTCAAACAGGAATGCGAAGTGCTCCAGTTCTGCGTTGGCGTTTTCCGCCAGAACGCCGTTGCCATCCAGTTCCTCGTGCATGATATCCGTGAGGAAGGACTCCGGAATCAGGGCGATTTCCAGATCACCCTCATAGCCGGAGTTGTTATTCACGACATAGTAGGCGATATTGTCCGCATAGAACGGCTCAATATCACCATTGGCATCCAGGGACAGACTGACCGCACCGGGGATGCGTACCGGGGTATCGTAGGTGACGCCGCCGTCCTCGTCAAAGGTTGCCTTGGCGTAATGGCAGTTTTTCAGGCCGTACTTGACCTTGTTGCTTTTCTTGCCCATTGCTTTCTCCTCTCGTGAAAAAAGCCCTGTGGCTGACTCAGACGGTCAGCTCATACAGGACTTCATACATCTTCTCCGTCTCGATCCAAACCTCGCTCTTTTCATAAAAGAGTTCATGTTCGGTCAGGACTTCTTCGATTGCTGCCTCTGTATCCGGATCTTTGTAATCGGTGTATACCTCGATAGCCAGCCGATTGAAATGGTGGTACACGAGGTTGTCTGCGCCGAAGTTTTTCGCTCTCGGGTACAGGAAACAGATGAACGGTGGGTCAGGACTCTCCCCTTCTGCGAAATGGTCATACGCACAGGGCAGTCCCATCTCTTCCACCATTGCCTTGACTTCTGCGTGGGTCATAGTGCCTCCTATCCCAGTGCCTTCTTGATAAGGGACTGAAGCAGATCTACGCCCTCCTGCTCGGCAGGAGCAATGTGCGGTCTTGCCGCCACACGCCCACCGCCGCGCTTGGCGTGCCCATTTTCCAAAAGGTGCGCCAATTGGTATCGGTCCTTGGAATGGACGACCATCTGGAGGCTCTGGCTGGATTCTTCCTGTTTTGTTGCCACCCAACTGGATTTATACCGACCTGTCCGAGACGGTGCGCCTGTCTCGATTTGTTCCTTGACCGTCTTGGCCGACTTTCGAACAGCCCGTTTGACCTCGAAGGATGCCAGCTTTGCATATTCCTGCAAGCCTTCATTGATGGCTTCTGCCATCCCGTCAATGCTCACGGTCTTGCTCATTTCTGCCTCCGTTCCAGCCTGCAATGCAGCTTTGTGGTTTTCTTGTTGTAGTTCATGGGGTCAACTGACGTTATGTCATAAAGCTCACCACGAAACAGTACCCGGAACCCGGTGGAGGTCAATTTATTGACCTCACTGCACCATCGCACCGTGAACACCACGCTTTTCTGCTCGGCTGTGACTTCACCTTCATCCTCCTGCGCCTCATAGGTCGAAGCGTAGGCGAAGCAGGTGTAATAATCCACCCATGCGTTCCGATGATTGCCAACCTTATCGGTCATGTGCTTACTTTGCTGGATTGTGATCCTCTCGTTCAGCTTATCGATCATCAGAACACCCCCTCCCTCACAGCGAACAGAATGGAACGAAGCGTCAGCATCAACTGCTTATGGTCCGCTTCGTCCCGGTGTTCGTACAAATAGCCCAGCGCATATAGAATTGCCACACGGCAAGTGCTGCGGAGGGCTTCCAATTCCCTCGTTGGTGTGACCCCGTTCTCGGCATCCCGGTCAGCGGCATTGACTGCCTCCCACTGGTCGTCCGTGAGCCGGCCCACATCCTTGCACATCTGCTCGGCCGAGGAAAGCAGGATACCGATCAGGGCATCTTCATAAGAAAACGGGATAGGACAGGTAATACAGATAGCCGCCAGCTCCTTG